ACATATGAACAAACGAATACTTGTAATAAGTGATACGCATTGTCCTTATCATCATCCTGATTTAATTCCTTTTCTAAAAGCTATTAAGAAAAAATATAAACCTGATCGTGTAATACATATAGGTGATGAAGTAGATTCACATGCTATATCATTTCATGACAGTGATCCTGATTTATATAGCGCAGGTGATGAACGTACAGAATCTTTAAAGACTGTACATGCTATGGAAAAATTATTTCCTATAGTAGATTTACTAGATAGTAATCATGGTAGCTTAGTCTATCGTAGACAGAAAGCTACAGGTCTACCTAGAGCTGCAATGAAAACTTATAATGAGTATTTAGAAGTAGGACCAGGTTGGAAGTGGCATGATGATCTTCTTATCACTATGTCTAATGGACAACAATGTTATTTCTGTCATGGTAAAGCTGCTAATGTATTAAAGGTAGCACAACAATATGGTTGCCCTACAGTACAAGGACACTACCATTCAAGTTATTCAATACAATACTGGGGTAACCCCAACAGTTTAAACTGGGGTATGCAAGTCGGATGCTTAATAGATGCTAAGTCACTAGCATTCGAATACATGAA